CAAGGAAAAGGATTATCAACAAAAATAGTAAAATATTTAAAAGACTATGGATTAGAAAATAATTGCTACAAAATTATTTTAGATTGTGATAAAAATATTAAAAAAGTTTATGAAAAAAATGATTTTTATGAAAAAGATATTCAAATGGTTTATTATAAGTAATTAAATACATCTAAAATAATATTTTTATATTATAATTAAGATGATATTTAAACCTATTGATGGTTATTATAATTATAGTATGAGAGAAGATGGTCAAATATTAAATGAAAATACTAATGAATTTATAAAATGGAAAATGACAGAAAAATATTATAGAGTTGGTTTATGTAAAGATGGTTATCAAAAACATTTTACTTTAGAAAGAATAATTTATGAAACATTTTATGATACTAAGTTAAATAAAAACGATACACTTATATTTATTGATGGAAATAATAAAAATTTTCATTATACAAATTTAAAACAAAATATTATTGAATTAGATAAAAATAAAGAATGGAAAGTTATAAAAGATTTTCCAGATTATAAAATTTCTAATTATGGTGATATTTTCTCTATTAAGAAAAATATAATGAAAAAATTATCTGTTAATAAAAATGGTTATTTTTTCATTCATTTATTAAATAATAAAAAAAGAAAATCATTTTTTATTCATCGCTTGGTTTATGATAATTTTAAAGGTTTATCAAATAATGATAAATTAGTTATAGACCATATTGATCGTAATAAACAAAATAATTATATTAATAATTTAAGAGAAATATTAAAAAGTGAAAATTCTAAAAATAAAACAATAACAAAACAAGAAAGAAATAAAATACATCAATATTCATTAGAAGGAGAATTTATAAAAGAATGGAGTTCATTAGAAGAAATAAAAATAAAATTAAATATTAAAAGTAATTCAATATTATCAAATTGTTGTCTTGGTAGAAAAGAAAGTGCTTATGGATTTATTTGGAAAAATACAAGAATTGTTGAAAATCTTGAAGGATTTGTTAAAATTAAAACAGATGATGGAAAACAATATTCAAATTATAAAATAAATAAAGAAGGTGTTATTTTAAATAGAAATAATTTAAAAATGAGATATAATATTTTAGGAGGTTATTGTGGTGTAGAAATAACATCTGATGATAAAATAAAAAAAGTATTTCTTATACATAGATTAGTTGCTTTAACATTTATTGATAATCCTAATGAAGAAAAATATAATATTGTTAATCATATTGATGAAAATAGAAAAAATAATAAAGTTGAAAATCTTGAATGGTGTAATAATAAACAAAATATAACTCATTCAGTAGGAAGAAAAGTTAATCAAATTGATATATATACTGGTGAAATTATTAAAACACATAATTCTATAAAAGAAGCTTTTACAAGTTTAAATAAAACTCACGGGAATAGAATAAGTTTAGTTTGTAAAGGAATTGAAAATTCTGCATTTGGTTATAAATGGTCTTTTGTATAAAGTATAATGTTTTTATTTTTAGTATTATATATTTTTCAACAATACATAATACTAAATACATCCTAATCTACTGTAACGGTTTTACTAAGGTTTTTAGGTCTATCAACATTAATTCCTCTTTGAACTCCTAAATGGTATGATAATAATTGAACTACAATAACAGAAATAATACCATAAAAAGTTCTGTTATTGGGTATTTTGATATTAAATTCATTTTCATCACAATCTTCGGATATTTCAAAGACGGTTGCATTTCTTGTTTTGATTTCTTCAATAACGCTTTTAATAAAGTGATTTCTTTTTTTGTAGATGATAATAATAGGTATTTGATTATCAACTAATGTATAAACGCCGTGTTTAAAACCAGCAATATAATGTGCTTCGGCGTGAATATATGAGACTTCTTTAATTTTAAGTGAGCCTTCTAAAGCAACACCGTATAATTCTTCTTTTCCTAATAAGAAAAGGCTATTAGATTTAGTATTATTAAGAATATTTGAAATTTTATTTGAGATGCTAATAATTTTATGTTCTAAAGAGAGTGTATTAATAATATCGCTTTCTAATTCCATTAAATCATTAGTAAATTTTTGTTTTAGATTATAATTTAATTTGTTATTTAATTCTGATTTGTATATTGCTAAAGATAAACAGGCTAAAATTTGTGAGGTGCAAGATTTGGTAGAAGCAACCGCATTTTCTCTTCCGCATTTAGTATAAATATTATCAATAGTTCTTCTGGATAAAAGTGAATCAACAACATTGATAATACCTAATATTTTAATTTCATTTTCATTATTTTTATATTTTCTACATACATTAACAGCTAAATCTAAATCTCTTGTTTCTCCAGATTGTGAAATTAAAACAATTAATAAATTTTCTTCAGGATTTTCAATTGAATTTAAATATGTATCATCAAAATTACTACCATCAATAACATTTACAAATTCAAAAGCATTTGTATATCTAAAATAATGAGATGCAATTAATCCAGCATAATAAGAACTTCCACAAGCAAGAATATATAAATATTTACACTTTTTAATTTTAGGAATATCTAAAGAACTTAATTTGCTATTCATTTCATTTAATAAATTCATATTTTGTTGATCGTAAATTTCTTTAATCATCCAATGATTAAATTCTTTTGGTAATATTATATCATTATCATTATTTTTATGTAATGTTAATTCTTTATAATCACCATTTATATAACATTCACCATTAATATCTAAATATCCAACAGTTTTATTTCTTAATAATATATATTTATCAACTTTATTTAAAAAACCACTTGGTTCAGAAGTTAAAATAGAAACATCATCACATTGTCCTAATAATAATGGATTTTCATTTTTCATAAAATATAATTTTTTAGGTTCATATTTATTATAAATAATACAAGCCCATGTTCCATCTAAAACTTCCATAGTCATTTCTAAAATTTCAGTAAATGATTTATTTTTATTATTATTATGTAAATATTCTATAATATTTACTAAAACTTCTGTATCTGTTTCAGAATAAAATTCATAATTATTTAGATATTTATCTTTTAATTCCATATAATTAGAAATAATACCATTATGGACCAATAAAAATTGTTTATTATTTGAAATATGGGGATGCGAATTTTCATCAGTTTTACCTCCGTGAGTAGCCCATCTTGTATGACTAATTCCAATTGAATAATCATTACTGATTTTACTAATTTTATTTATTTCATCTTCTAATATAAGAAAAATATCATCCTTATCTTTTTGTTCTATTAATTTTCCATCAATACCATATTTAAATAAATGTTCTAAATCATTAAGATTATTTAAATATAAACCACAGGAATCATAACCACGATTTTTTAATAAATTTACTGCAACTAATATTATATTTTTAATATCAATATCACTATTTTTATTTTTAATACATCCAAAAATACCACACATTAATATATTATAATGATAAAAAAATTTTTTAAAATAATAAAATAAGTATTTATTTAAATTATATTTTATAATATTTTAAATATGTATCAGCACATTATTTATTTGAATATTTTATGTAATAAATTTTATTCAATTAATAATCAATATCTATTAAATAAATACCGTATTAAAATAGAATTATTTAATGATTTTTTTCAAAAAAATAGTAAAGAAAATTTAATATTTAATTCATTTGAATCAGAAATTTTATTTATTTATATTATTAATATTAATAAAGATTATATTTTTAATAAATATAAATTAAACGAAATCCAACTTATAAATAAAATATTTCTTAATAATAAAATATATTATCTTACTAAATGTCATAAATATTTTGATGTTGATAATAAACAAATGCATTTACCAAATTGTAAATGTCCTATTAAAGCAAAAACTATTTCAAATGTTAAAATAAATACATTTATTAAAATATTAAAAAAACAAAATATAACAAGTTTATCCTGTTTTGATAATAATAATAGTATTATTAATTTTGAAGAAAAACAAAATTCAGAAAATCAAAATTTAAAAACTGAAAATAATAATGATATAATTATATCTAATATTAATTTAATAAATAATAATAAATTTTATCAAGCTTTAAATAAATTAAATAATATTAAAAAATTACTTAATATACCAATTGAAGAAAATTTAATTATTGAAGAAAATTTAATTATTGAAGAAAATAAATCAAATGAAGAAAATAAAACAGTTTGTGTTTCAAATAATATTATTGATGATAATAAAACCAAAGAAGAAATAATTACAAAAGAATATAAACAAGAAATATTCAATAATTTATATAATGATAATACTAAAGATAAAAATTATAATACTGAAGATATTGATAATATAAAAATAGAAATATTAAATGAAGATGATAATACAACTGAAATATTAAATGAAGATGATAATACAACTGAAATATTAAATGAAGATGATAATAAAAATAATTATATAAGTAGCATTGATAAAATAAATCAAAAGCATAATGATATAGATATTAATGATTATTTAAGAATGAAGGAGGAAGAAATAAGAAAAACGAAAATGTTATTATTATTAAAACAAAAAAAGAATGAAATAGAAAAAGAAATAATAGATAATAATTTGATTAATGAAATGAATGAATGTTATTTGTTAGTTAAAAATAAAAATATAAATGTTGATTTAATTAAGAGAATAATTGATTTAAAATATAAAATAAAAAAAAAGTATAAATTGGATAATGATAATAATTGTATTATTAAAATAGATGAATTACATAATTTATTAATGAATTTAAGTATAAATTTTGAAAATATTAATTATAAAAATTGTAAAAATAATTTTAAAGAAATTATAGAATATATTAAAAATATAAAATAATAATATGAAGGAGACAACTATTAAAAGAATTAAAAAAAAAGTAATAAATGATAATGGTTATAAATATTCATTTAATGATTATATAATTAAAGATGGTAAATTAATTATTGAATTTGATTTAAATCAAGAGGGTGGTAATGAAATAACAACACTTGATATGGCAGATGAATATAAAAATAATAATATAATTTTTGATATGAATAAATATATTAAACAAAAAGGTGGAAATAATAATAAAGATTTTATAATTAGTGATTATACAGAATTAGACAATATTAAATAATCCATTTATTATTATTATTAAATAAATTTAATAAAGATTTTATCAATAAACAAATAAGAACTATATAAGATATTTTTTCCAATGATTTATTATTATTTGAAAATTTATATACTGGAGAAATTATTTTATGCATAAAAGTTTCATTATTTGAAATTATTTCATCTGATGATTTATTTCTAAAATATGTTTCAAATAGTGTTAAACAACAAGTATCATCATTTAATAACCAATGTAATAATAAAAAAGAAACGAATATAACATAAAATAAAAGAAATGTTTTATTATTACTGAACGGTGTAATTAATATAAATATTATAATTATAATATGAATTATAGTAATATTAAATACAATTAAATTATTTAATAAAGCCATTATAATATAATTTAATAAACAATTTTTTTTGAATTTAATATTATAATGAATGATTATACTATTTTAGATAAATATATTAATCAAAAAGGTCAAATTATTATTTTGATTATTGGAATGATGAATTCTTTAAAATCAAAAATAAGTAAAGAACTACTTATATCATTAAATGAAAATACAAAAACTAAATTAAAATTAATTAATATGTGTAATTTTTATAAAAAAGATAAACATATTAAATTTACAGATGATAATAACACATTTAATAATTATGACATTAATAGTAATTATAATTTTAATGAACTTAATAAAACCATTAAAGAACATAAAAATGTTATAATATATGGTTCTACTATTGATATTACACAAATTGATTTTCAAATAAATTTTACTTTTTTATTAAGTTCTACAAAAACAAGAATTAAAGAATGTTTAGAAAAACAAAATATAATGCAAAATGAAGAATTAATACAAAAATATGTTAAAAAATATTATTTACCTTATTATGACAATTTAAAAGAAAAAATTAAACCAGATAAAATTGTTAATATTAAAAAAATTGATGAAACTGATAAAGAAATTATTGATAAATATACAACTGAGTTATTTGATGTTTTAAAACATTTTATTGATAATATTGTATATCAATCTTCTTAAATTATTATTTTTTTTTCTAATTCTAATTTAATCATATTAGAATACAATAAATTATAACTTTTATTATCTTCATTATCACTATTACTTGTATCATCGTTTGTATCTTGATTACTACTTGTTTCATTATCACTACTATATTGTTTATATTTATTATTTAAATAATTTATATTTAGACTATACTTATTATTAAAATAATTATCAATATCATCATCAATATCATCATCACTAATATTATTACTATTATCAAAATAATTATTAATGTCATCATCACTATTATCAAAATAATTATTAATGTCATCATCACTAATATTATTATTACTATTATCTAAATAATTATTATTATCAATACTATTATCATCATCATCACTATTATCGCTAATATCAAATGAAAGCATCATTTTATTGTTAATTATAATTTATTTAATTTAAATCAATTTTTTTATGTGTTTATAATGCTTAAATTTTATATAAAAAAAATATAAATGATACAACTAATAATATTTAATTTATGTTTATTTATGTGTATTCAACTATCAAAGTTATGTTTAAAAATTAATTATGTATTAAATTTTTTAGATAATAAAGAAAAAGAAAAGTATTATAAATATATTCAAAATAAATATAAAATATTAAATAATAATATATTTAAAAAAATATTTATTTTTCCTTTATTTATTATTTATTTATTAGTTTATAAAGAAGATGAATTAAATAAACAAAAAGAATTAGAAATTTTAGCCGATGAATTAATTGATAAAAGAAATGAAGAAATAATTGAAAGAGATATACAATTGTTGATGAAAAATAGTTATAAAAATTTAAAAATTAATTAAATAAATAATATAAAGGAAAGTTAATGATAGTATGGTTAATTTATAATAATCATCAAAATCATCCCAATGAAAAGTGGTAATATAAACTAATAGAAAAATGCTACTAAAATTAATAGTTTTATTAAATATAAAATTATTATTTAGTTCTAAATTATTAAAACATAGATATGCTATAGAAATAGATAATATACTTAAGAAAAATACAGTGGCCGAATATTTTTCATTATCTAATTCTTGATTATTATCAGTGGTTAATATTTCTGAAATTTTAGTTATTAGTAAAATAAATAATATTGATAATATTGAAATTACTGAAATATTATATATGGAATACATATTATTACTTTATAATATAATTTATATTATTTAGAAAATTCTTTTATAATAATATCATCAATATAAAGTAGAATTTCAGTAATTGTATTTGAATTAAAATTAATATTAATATATGATTCGTGTAATTTTATTTTATTATCAGTATAATTATTAAATATTTCTTGTTTATGTATATTAACATTATTATTTAATGTCATATGTGTGTAAAATATGTTTGAATAATATTCAGATATTTTTAATAAATTAGGATTTTTTTCAATAATACCAGAACCCATAAATTTAGAAGTGATTAGTAATACATAAAAAAAGGGTATTAATATTTCATCAATAATTTCTTTGAAATTTAAATTATTTTTATTACTAAAATTAATTATTTTTTCAAAGAATGGATTTATAATTTGAATAAATTTAAATAGATTATTTTTTATTTTATCTTTAATAATATTATTATTAATTCTTTCATCCATATATTTAATATTTTCGGTTAGTTTATTATAAAATTCTATAAATATAATTGGATTTATATGTTTTTTATTAATTATATAATCATTTATTGTTGAATATAAATTAATAAAATTATCTGTAATATAATATCCGTGATAAATTATATTATTTTCTTTGCAATATTTATTCATTTTACTTAAAAAAATTATACCAATTAAATAATTTATTTCGTTCAGTTCATTTTTTTTAGTAAAAATAATTATACTCTTTTTATATAATTCAATTGAATTCATAATAATTTTAAAAAATAATAAAAAAAATAATTTTATACCTAATTTTCAATTAATAATTTCAAACTATTCGAAGCTCTTGTAAGTGCCGTATATATTAATTTCTTTTTCTCACTCAAATTTTGATTTTCTAAAATATTATTAATATCAATATATACATTATTATATGTTTTTGATTGTGATAAATGAACGGTTATTGCATATGAATAATTTATTTTTGCTATAACTTCAATGATTAAATTAAACATATTCCAAATTTTTATAATTTTATTTTCAATTTCATTATGTATTTCACTTTTATTATTACTTTCTTTAATATCTTTATAACATTGTATTTTAATATCTGTTATAGTGTCTATACATTTACTTTTAATATTTTCAAAATTTTTATCATCATCATTATGTATAACGTATATTTCATAAATATTATTATCAATTTCTTCATCCATATTATTATTTATATTATTCTTAATAATTTTCATTTTATAAATTTTAAATGTTTCATCTAAATAATTATTAACAATTTCTAAATTATTAATAATAATATTATTAAGGTTATCATTTAATTTAGAAGATTTAGTTATTACAATTTTATTTAAAGTGAAATTTTCTATAATAATATCTTTAATTATAAATTGTTGAGATGATTTAAAATATACTTCTTTTTCTACATCATCTTGTTTATATATTATTTTATGAAAATCACTAAAAATAAGTATTTCATTAATTTCATATTTTTCAAGATTATCTTTTTTGAATATTTTTTTTCTCATATAATTATTGTAATAATCTTTGTTTTTATTAGTCCAACATAATATTATATTATTTTGTGATTTAAAGAATTCTTTTTTAAATTTTTCAAGCCATTTTTTTTTATTATTAAACACAACTACATTTTTTGATATGTATTCTCCTAAATTTGGAATAATATTTTCCAAATCCCATTTTTTATGAGAATTGCAAATATCCATAATTTTATTATTATTTGTTCTAATAATTTTATTTAATTTTAAATTTTCAATATCTTTTTTAAAAATATTAGATTTATTTTGATTAATTGGATTTAATTGTGATATATCACCAATATATATAACTTTAAAATTATTTGTTTTAACAATTTTTATAACTTGTTCTGTAATATCATTACATATGTCATCATTCAACATAGAACATTCATCAATTATAAGTAATCCATATTTATTCCAATTAAGTTTAGATTTTTTATTTCTTGCAAAATATTTTTCATTATTTTTATCTATTTTTTGTTTATAATCTAAAAATCTATGAATTGTAGATAAATTAACCTTTGTTTTATCAAAATTATTATTATCTTTGAATAATTTTGATTTTAATTCCTGAAGACTTGTATGTGTTGGAGTGCAAACAGAAATATTTTTATCAATAGCATTATTTAATATAATATGCTTAATAAAATGAGTAATTAAAAATGTTTTACCTGTTCCAGCACTACTATTTATTAATATTTCATTTTTATCATTATTAAGAAATTCTAATAATTTATTAAAAACAATAACTTGGTCTTCTTTTAAATCCATATCTATTTAATTATTTTATTATGTTTAATTATTCAATTTTTATAAAATATGGTAAGTGATAAGTTTAATAAATATATAAGATATTTTAGTTGTAAAACATTTAATTTTAGCTTTATGATTATTAAATTTATAAATTATAATATATTATAAATGATTGTTTTGTTAATGGCTGGTGGTTTATCTAAAAGATTTATGAAACACAGTGATACACCAAAAGTAATATATCCAATTAATGGTATTCCTATGATAATACACATAATTAATCAAGTTTTGAAATTAAATGGTGTAGAAAAAATATTTATAATTGTTAATAATGTATATTATAAGAAAATAAAAGAATGTGTTGATAATTTTATTGATAATAATATTATTGAATATATATTTCAAGATGAACCAAATGGAACCGGAGGAGCAATTAAATCATCATTAAGTTATATTAAAAAATATAATGATAATGCTTTAATAATCAGTGGTGATACGCCATATATTAAAAAAGAAACAATACATCAATTAGTTAATAAAACTAATTCAATGTTAATAACAAAATTAGATGAACCAAAACATAATGGAAGAATTATTATTAAAAATAATTCAATAACAGAAATAGTTGAATTTAAAGATTGTAATGAAGAAGAAAAAAACATTAAATATGTAAATTGTGGAATATATAATTTTGAAATTTCAAATTTATTAAAATTTATTCCATTATTAAATAATCAAAATAAAGCAAATGAATATTATTTAACTGATATTATTAAAATGATAAATAATGATAATACTATTATAAATTATTATGATTTAGAAAAAGATAAACAAATTGAAATATATAATATAAATACTATGGATGACTTAAATAAATCACTTAATATTTTAATGTTATAAATTAATATTATTTTTAATTATATAATTATATGAATTATTATATATATAGTTTAATTGGATTTTCTACTTTATACATATTTAAATATGAATTAAAAAAGATTTTAAATAATCTTCACAACATTATTTATTATAAATTTTATAGTAATATAATAATAAATAATACAAATATTGAATTAGTGAATTGTATTGAGAAATATATTATTGAAAATAATAGTAATATAAATAATTGGATAATTACATATAATGATAAAAAATTAAAATATAAACTAGGATGTGGTAAATATGTTATAAATAATATTTATTTTAATATATATGATGAATTTATTATTTTAACAACTAAAAATAATAATATTAATAATTTAAAAATTACATTGGAAAATATTATTATACCCAATACATATAATTTTTGTACTATTAAGAACTAAAAATATATTTACATCTTATAATATTTTAATAAAAATTATTATTTAAGTTTTATAATC